GGAACAAGGTATTGGTGTATCAATAGCAAATGATTACAAAAGTTTATTATCAAATGTTCAGTCACTATGGAAGTTTGGTGCTGAACTTTTAATACAGGAATTTTTAGAAATGGATTTTGATGTAAGAACAATTATAGTAGATGGTGTAATTATTGCGTCTACAAAAAGAATAAGACCAAAAGAGGATTTTCGTTCTAACAGACATAGAGGTGCAGAAACAGAACCTTATATTTTATCAGATGATGAAAAAAAATTATTATTAAATGCATATCGTTCCACAGGTGCATATATGGTTGGAGTAGACCATACAATCGTAAATGGTAAATCATATATCTTAGAATGTAATGGTTCACCTGGTATAGGTTCTAATTTTGGAAATGGTGATGGTAAACAAACTACCAATGAAAGATTAATTGAAAAAATAGTAACTCATGTTGGCAAAGTTAAAAGTCGTTTTGTTGGAGCAACACAAACAGCTGGTTTTGTAGAGAGAATAGAGATAGTAGGTCTTGGGCCATATCGTGCTAAGTTTGACACAGGAAATGGAACTAGAGCTTCTATGTTTCATGTGGATAAATTAGATATCAAAGGTAAAATGGTTACATGGGAAAGAGATGGTAAAAAATTTACTAATAGAATAGTTGGTGTTTCTAGACCTGTTCATGTAGACCAAATAGATAAAAGACCAATCGTATTAGTAGATATAAAATTTAATAATAAATTATATAAAGATGTTCCAATAGGATTAACAACGAGAGATTCTAAAAGTACATTTTTAATTAATAGGGAATTACTAACTAGATTTAAAGTTGCAGTAAACCCAGATAGAAAATTTGTTCTTTCTAGTTACATAGAAAGAGGAGATGATAATGATGAAGACAACAGGGAGCCAAAATGATAATTGATGCACTAAGAAAAAAGTATGAGGCCGAAATAGAAGCTGCAAAAGCTAACATTGATGTCTATCAAAAAAATCCTGCAGGTATAGGTGAACACCCAGACCTAGTTGCTGCAGTAGATAGTGAAATGGTTAAACTAGCAGATGCAGAGGATAAATTGGAAACACTAAACAAACATTATTCTAGTAAAGATAAGAAATTTTTACAAGAAAAACTTGACAAAGATACCTAAAATATATTATACTAACAACACTATATTATGCAATTTTATACGAATGTAACCCCTTGGGGTAATACTCTGCTTGTCAGAGAATATGTGAATGGTGAAAGAGTTAATCGAAAGGTTAAGTATTCCCCCACTTTATTTTGTAAAGTAATTAAGGAGACTAATTATAAAACTCTTGACGGCCAAAATGTAACCCCAATAAAACACGAAACTATTAAGGAAGCAAAAGAATGGTTGAAGTCTTATGAAGACCAACCACATCTTGTTTTTGGTAATACTACATTTCAATATAATTACATTGCAGATAGTTATCCTAATTATGTTAAATGGGATATTGATAAAATTCTTGTTGTAACGATTGATATAGAAGTTGCATGTGAGAATGGTTTTCCACAACCAGAAAATGCAATCGAACCTTTACTGTCAATCACAATTAAGAATCATCAAAATAAACAAATATTAGTTTGGGGCACAGGTGAATATAAAAATACAAGAGAAGATGTTACTTATGTAAAATGTGATAGTGAAAAAATGTTAATACAAGAGTTTTTAACATTCTGGCAAAAACATCAACCAGATGTAATTACAGGTTGGAACACAGAATTTTTTGATATACCATATCTCTGTAATCGTATTAAAAATTTATATGATGAAAATGAAATAAACAAATTATCACCTTGGGGTAATGTGTCAGATAGAGAAGTTTATCAAATGGGTAGAAAACACCAGGTCTATGATATTCAAGGAGTATCACATTTAGATTTTTATGATTTGTATAGAAAGTTTACATATACGAATCGTGAGAGTTACAGATTAGACCATATTGCCCATATTGAGTTAGGTGAGAACAAAGATGATAATCCATACGAAACATTCCGAGAATGGTATCTAAAGGACTTTCAGTCGTTCATTGACTATAATATACAAGATGTTGAAATAGTAGATAGATTAGAAGATAAAATGAAACTGATTGAGTTATGTCTCACTATGGCATATGATGCTAAAGTAAATTATATGGATGTATTAGGTTCTGTAAAATATTGGGATATACTCATCTATAATGAATTAAGAAAAAAGAATATTGTTATACCACAAAAAGTAGAAAGAAAAAAGACCGAAAAGTTTGAAGGTGCGTATGTGAAAGAACCTCAAGTCGGTTTACATAAATGGGTTATGTCTTTTGATTTAAACTCTCTGTACCCACACTTAATTATGCAGTATAATATTTCACCAGAGACTTTAGTCGCAGAAAAGAAAGTAAAAGATATAACTGTAGATAAAATGCTAAATAAGGAGGTAGATACTTCAATACTAAAAGATGCAACACTAACACCAAATGGTGCTTTGTTTAAAACTACTCAAAAAGGGTTCTTACCCGAACTCATGCAAAAGATGTATGATGAGAGAGTGAAGTTTAAACAACTTCTGTTGGAGGCAAAGAAAGATTATGAAAAAACAAAAGACCCAAAACTTAAAAAAACAATCTCGAAATTTAATAATATCCAAATGGCTAAAAAGATTTCTCTCAATAGTGCGTATGGTGCTATTGGTAATAACTGGTTTAGGTATTATAATCTTTTGGTCGCTGAAGCAATTACTACCAGCGGTCAGTTTGCTATTAGACATATTGAACATTCTCTTAATGGGTATCTTAACAAAATACTTGAAACCAATGGAGAAGATTACATTATTGCATCAGATACGGATTCGGTGTATATATGCTTTGACAAACTTGTTGGCAAAGTATTCAAAGGAGAACAAGATAAAAGAAAAATCGTTGATTTCTTGGACAAGGTCGCTACAGATAAGATTGAACCTTTTATTGATAAGTCTTATCAAGAACTTGCTGAATATGTAAATGCATATGAACAAAAGATGCAAATGAAAAGAGAAGTGATTGCAGACAAAGGTATTTGGGTTGCAAAGAAAAGATATATTTTAAACACACATGATGTTGAAGGTGTTCGTTACAAAAAACCTAAATTAAAAATTATGGGTGTTGAAGCTGTAAAGTCATCAACCCCTGCTGCGTGTAGAGAAAAAATTAAAGATGCATTAAAAATTATTATGAATGAAGATTCAAAAGTGCTAAATAGTTTTATACAAGATTTTAGAAAAGATTTTATGAATTTAAAACCAGAGATGGTTGCGTACCCACGCTCAGTAAATGGATTAAACAAGTGGACTGAATCACATAATCTATTTAAGAAAGGAGCACCTATACATTGTAAAGGTGCAATATTATATAATCATCTTATCAAAGATAAAAACTTACATATAAAATATCCTTTTATACAAGAAGGTGATAAGATTAAATTTTTACATATGAAAACACCAAATACATATCAATCAACATCTATATCATTTATGACTAAGTTACCAGAAGAATTAAACTTACATGCATTTATAGATTATGATACTCAGTTTGAAAAGTCATTTGTAGAACCATTAAAATTTATTACAGATATTATTCAATGGCAAATTGATGGTAGTTATGGAACACAGGCAACACTAGAGGATTTTTTCTAATGAATGGTAAAGGAAGTAAAAGAAGACCAATGCAAGTTAATCAAGAAACATACTCTGATAACTATGATAAAATTTTTAAAAAGAAAACAAAAGATGTTTTTGATAATATGATGATAGATAAAATTCTTACAAAGGAAATAGAAAAAACTGTACCAGACAAAGAGGTTGCAGTATTATTGTCTGGTGGTGTCGATTCTATCTCTGTTGCATTTGCTGCAGAAAGACTTGGAAAGAAAATAATATCATACAGTTTTAGATTAGATAATCACGAATCTTACGATTATCATAAAGCAAAAGATATTGCACAAATGAGAAATTGGAGATTCATTGGTGTTACCATACCAACAGATAGATTAGTAGAAGATTTTCATTACTTAGTTAAATTAGGATGTAGAAAGAAAACACAATTTGAATGCACATTTCCATTCTTATACATCTATCCACAAATAAAAGAAAATTATGTTTTATCTGGTTGGGCAGCAGATGGTTATTATGGATTAAGTAAAAAAGCTATGATACATTACAAAGGTGATAACTTTAATCAGTTTAGAGATGATTATTTTAAAAAAGAAAATCAAGCTGGATTCATATGGCACAACAAAGTTGCAATGCTAAATAATAAGAAACTCGTAACACCATACTTATCTGAATCTGTTAAGAAGTTTTTTTATAAACACAATCATGAACAGTTAAATAAACCATTTCAAAAACATCATGTAAGAAATGGATTTTACGAATTCAATGAGATTGGTAAAGTAGACAAACATTTAAATTTACAGATAGGAAGTGGTATTACAAAACTTTTTGGAACTTTATTAAAAAATAAAGATATTAATTTTAAAAATAGGAATAGAATGTTAGATGTTTATAGAGATTGGCATAAGCTAAATAATACATCTACATTAGATAAATTTATATGATATACAAACCATACAATTTAAAGGATGTTGTAAAAGCATCTGAACAAAATAAGTTTACAGTCGTATCAACTTTTGCTGGGGGCGGTGGTAGCTCTACAGGTTATAGACTTGCAGGTGGTAAAATACTTTGTGTAAATGAATTTGTAAAAGAAGCTATAAACACATATAAAGAAAACTACCCAGACACACCTGTGTTACCAGATGATATCAAAACACTCTCTGCAGAAGATTTTAGTAAATATGGTGAGATAGATATCTTTGATGGTTCACCACCATGTTCTGCTTTTTCTGTATCAGGTGCAATGGTACAAGGAAAACATTCTAAAGGTTGGGGTCAAACTAAAAACTATTCTGATGGTAAAAAGATTGAAAACATAGAGGATTTATTTTTTGAGTTTTTAAGAATAGCAGAGAAGTTAAGACCTAAAGTTATCGTTGCAGAAAATGTAAAAGGATTAACTGTTGGTGAAGCAAAACAATATTATTATAAGATTACAAATACATTTGAAAAAATAGGATATGATGTATCCTCTAAAGTTTTAAATTCTGTTCACTATGGTGTTCCACAAACAAGACAGAGAACCATCTTTATTGCTGTTCGTGAAGATATAACACAAGAAGTAGGTTTAACATTTATGAATATTCATAGTCTATTCCCAGAAGAACATAAACAGGTGATTACTTTAGATGATTGTTTATCTGATATTGAAGTGAATAGAACAGAGGCAAATGAACTCATAGAAAAATTTAAGAAAACATCACATTACGAAACATGGTTAAAAATGCCAGATGACCCAGACAAGGTTGAAACAGGTTGTGATTATCATCCTAAAGGTCATCACTTTAATATGAAAAAAACATCTAGACACAAACCTGCTCCAACTATTACAGCAACAGGTGGAGCAATGCATTGGCATGAACCTAGAAGTTTTACAGTCAAGGAAATAAAAAGAATGATGTCGTTACCTGATGACTTTAAATTAACAGGAACATATAAACAACAAGCAGAAAGATGTGGTAGAATGGTACCACCACTCATGATGAAAGCAATTGCTGAATCAATATACGAAAAAGTTTTAAAACCATACTATGATAAAAATCCTAGAGAGATTGGTGGTAGAAAAGATGGTTTAGAACCTACTCGTTATAATGATTGGGAAATGAAAGGTAGATGTATAGATTTTTAATATGAAATATCAAAAGTATAATTTAAATGATGTAAAAGAAGCATCAGCACAAAAAAAGTTTACCGTAATATCTACATTCGCAGGTGGTGGGGGTAGTTCCACAGGTTATCGTTTAGCAGGTGGAAATATACTTTGTGTAAATGAATTCGTTGAACAGGCAAGAATTACATACAAAGAAAATTACCCAGACACAAAAATATTACCTGATGATATAAAACAATTAACAGGTAAAGACTTTTTAGAGACTGCAGGAATACAAAAAGGTGAATTAGATATACTAGATGGTTCACCACCATGTTCTGCTTTTTCAATGTGTGGTACATTAGGAAAATCTGGTTCTAAACATTCTGATGGTTGGGGTAAAACTAAAAAATATTCAGATGGTAAGATGGTAGAAAATATTGAAGATTTATTTTTTGAATATCTTAGAGTTGCTGAGGAGATAAAACCAAAAGTTATTATAGGTGAAAATGTTGCAGGACTATTGGCTGGCGAAGCAAAATTAAAGTTAAATGAGATAGTAAACACTTTTGAAAAAATAGGATATGATGTATCATATAAAATTTTAGATGCATCTCACTTCGGAGTACCACAGTCTAGAAGGCGTGTAATTTTTATTGCAGTTCGTGAGGATGTTACTGAAGCAATAGGATTAACATTCATGAATATTTCAAGTATCTTTCCAACAGAAAGTAAAGATTTAGTTACAGCAGGAGAGGCTCTAGAAGATTTAGAGTTAGACCCAGAGGAAGTAAAATGGTGTACAGAGACTTGGTTAAATTCTGCACACTACAAAGACACAGCATCTCTGATGCCAGATGACCCAGATAAAGTATTAGGGGGAAATGACTTTCATCCTAAAGGATGGCATTTCAATGTCAAGAAGATGTCTAGACACCATCCAGCCCCTACAATTACTACAAATGCAGATGTTTGCCATTTTATTGCAAAAAGAAGGTTGACAATTCGTGAAATAAAGCGTATAATGGCACTACCAGATGATTTTATAGTGACTGGTTCTATGTCACAAAAAATAGAAAGATGTGGTAGAATGGTACCCTCATTGATGATGAAGGCAATCGCTGAATCTGTCTATAAAAATGTAATAGAACCATATAATGAATGGAGTAAAAATCATGTCTAAAAATTATGACTTTACCTTTGCTCAAAGAGAGGAAGGTTTTGATGACCACATTGAACATTCGATTCGTGGATATAAAAATTTACTAGATGATATAGTTAGTCTATCTAGAAACTTTGTAGAGGATGAAACGAATGTTGTTGATATTGGTTGTTCAACAGGTAAATTAACTGAGGCCTTTGTGCACAGTAATCAAAACTTTTGTAAGTATGCTAATTATATTGGTATAGAACTTGCTCCTAGTTTTTTTGAAGAACTTGATAAAAGACACGACAGAATGACAAATGAATATTATTGGGCAAATGTAGATTTTCAAAAGAAAGATGTAAGACAATTTAAATTTGAAAATTGTAGTTTAGTTACCTCAATATTTACATTACAATTCATGCCTAGAAAAGATAGGTTTGATGTTATAAAAAATATCTATGATGGTTTAAATTTTGGTGGTGCTTTTATCTTT